GGAAGATGGGGGAGTGGTTGGAGTAGATGGATCTATTGGGGTGATTTCTGAATCAAAATAGTTCGCATACATTTCACCTGTTTCAAGATTGACATAATCAGTATGCTCGTTAAAGAAATTGGTGTACAATGTAAGTTTTTGTAACCCAAGTGGAGAAGCCGATTCACATTTTGTAATTTTCCACACCGTAGGATTCTCCATCAAAGCACTAACAATTACTCGCATATTTTTTGAATCATCATCCGTATACCAGAATTTTTCTGTGATAGAATTCATTGGCAGTATCAACTTATTTTGGTTATCTGTATGTCCAAATACACGGTCTACATAAACCCCCGATGTATAAGACATTTGTTGTCTTAAAACGCACCACATTCTACGCTTGATACGTTTTTCATTATTTTTTTCCACCCACATAAGTTCGTAGTTGGCTGGCAAAATCAGATACTTTGGGAATTGATTTGCAGGTTCATTTCTACAAATTAACCATTTATGATATACCCCTCTATCGTCAGGTAAATCCACCCAGAGTCCTATCGGAAATGTCGCAGAATAGCGTTTCCTAAAATCAGTCTCATAATAATAAAGATCATCACCCTCATTAAATCTTACAGGCTGACTTGGACGAAACATAAGATAATATTCCACTTGATCTTTATCCATTGACTGATAAGATTTGATAATAAACTTTGCGTCAATCTTTGTCTTATTGGTATTTTCATATGTCATACCTTCAGCAAGTGAACGTGTAATTCCATGTTCGTCTGTGAAGAAGTCATCATGAAAGTAGTCATAAATGTAACAAGTCTTGGAAGTGACACTGTTATCCCAAGTTTCTTCCATCAAAAAGTCAGATTCTTCTTTATAAATCTGACCTAAAGTTTTCGCATCATTTGTTTTGGCGTTAGCGATTCGCCGTGCTGTCTGTAAGCTTGGCATCACCAACACCTCCTTCAAACATCTGCTTAATATAATTGTGACTATCTAAAATAGCCCTACGAAATGTCATGTAATCAAACTCATCGGATATAACTTCGTCATAAGCAGCTTGCAAAGTAGCCATTAATGTGACCATAATTCCATTGTTATTAAATAGAGTCTTTGTTCCACTAAATTTAAACATGACATTCTGAAAAAATATAAGAAAAGCTTCATCATTCTCAAATATTTTTTCTTCTATTCGATTATCCTTATAAAGTAATAACTTATGGACATCGTTGTGCATTACATGTGCAGCTTCTTTAATTTGCCTTTTAGTGAACGAACCATATATATATTCCATAGTTATTCACCTCGCACATATGAATTATTAATATATCCATGACTTGCAAGTTTTCTACTAAATTCATGCTGTAATGTATCCAATCTACTTTGCATATCTTTATATGGATTCTGCATGTTTTTTTCTTCTTTTGTTCCTAAAGCTCTAGCAGTAAATTTTGCAGAGTCAACCTGCGGTTTTAACCATTCAATTGTCATTCCAAGAGTAAACAATCCTATAACATATTCTTTATCTGCAAAATTGCTAACAGGATATTGCATCTCAAATTCAATCTGTTGGATTTCGTCATCCATATTAAATGAAGCGAATTTTCTAATAACTCGTTCATCACCTGCAACCATGCGTAAGCGTTCAGTCCATGTTTCATTAAGATCGTTTTCGTCAAGAGAAAGTTCTTTCATATCTGAAATTCGTCCTCTTGTTCGTGAAAAAATTGTTTCATATGGAAGCGTCATTGTGAGCCTCCTTTACTTAACGAATAACTTACTAATCAAATCAAAATCAGAATCAAAAATTTCACTTAAGGTTCTTACCTTTGAAATACTATCAAGATGTCCATTTGCGATTTCACCTGCAACCATCTGACAAAGTACATCCTTTGCACCGATAGGAAGTTTTTCAATTTCCGTTCTCATTCTGCTATTAGGTAAATCTAAAATTTCTAATAAATCCTCTGCTGTATACATATTGTCATATACTTTTGTAACTGAAGGGAAATCAGCTAACAAATCATCATCTTCAATAATGAATCTAGGTAAGAAAATATGGTCAGAACCCTTACGAATCAAAGTAACTAAATCTCTGTAGTTAATTTCGCAAGTCTTTCCATAATCCTTAAATTCATATGTATTACCAGATGGACATGTAATATTTAAACCGCCAAAACATACTGAACGACATAAAATAAAGTCAGAATCAGTAAAAGTTTTCTTTGGCTTTTCAGTTGCTTTTGTTTCAACTGTTTCTTCTGTCTTAGTAACAGTTTTCTTTGTATAAGCCATATTTGTTTCCTTTCTTTCCATATAAAATAGGAGAGTATTTTCATACCCTCCTATATAAGTGTTGTATTATATTAGTCCTGAGAAATCTTCCACTGACCAAAGTAACGACCAAGACGAGTAGCAACACCAAGCTCTCTCTGTACTTCGTACTTCATAAGGTCTGCGATATTGCTATTAGCTTCACCTCTGTCGGTAATTTCATCAATGATTGTCTCACCAACATCGACCATATCAACCATCTTGTTATCACCAGAAGCGAAAATCCAAAGTGTATTATCATCATACATAGTCTTTGTTACATCATTTCTTGCGAATCTCTGAGGAATCTCAACAAGACGATAGCGACCATAGTTACCAAGTCTACCCATAGATGCAACGGCTTCCTTCTGAGAAGCGGCAATCCAGTTTACATTTACAAGGTTTTCAAGTTCCTGAAGACCTACCATAGTACCCATAATTACAACTTCTGCGTTGTCATTTGCAACAGATACATTCTGAAGTACCTTATTGAACTTGCCTCTGTTCTGTGTATTTAAAGCACCAGTTTCAACGAAGCCTGTCTGTACAGGAAGCTTTTTAGGAGCATTAAGAACTTCTGCGAAGATAAGATCCTGAACCATAACAACAAATGCTTTTGTAATAGCATCAATAAGTTTTGTCCAATCTTCCTGTCCAATTAAGTACTTATCAATATCAGCACCAACAGCAGCACCATAAAGATCAGTTTCAACAGAATATGTCTCACCTTCTGGTAATCTCTGAAGCATTGTATCATGGTGTCTCTTACCCATTCTTGCTACAGAAAGAATTACTTCCTCGTGCTCATTCTTGAATAAGTTCTCATCACCATCATTAAGATTTCTATAGTTTACAAGCTCATTAAACCACTCATTCTCTTTAAGACCTGTAGATACTGTCCAATCTGTTACCTCCTCGATAACATTGAAGAACTGTCTACCGAATTCTTCATACGCACGAATACGTTCTCTCTTCTTGGCATCCTTTGTTAAACCAAAGATTTTGAGAGACATTTCACGAAGTTTGTCCTCGGCATCCTTTTTAGAAATACCCTCATCGAGTTCTCCCTTATATAAATCAAACATAAGGTTCTTAATTTCATCATAAGATGTATTCATATCATTAAACACATTCATTACATGTGTGCTAAAATTCATTCTACTCATTATATTTTGCCTCCCTTCTTACGCAATAGCGACCTTGTGTTTCTGGCTACCAGCTTCGATTGTTACCTTTTTACCTGCTACTGGTGTACCATCAAATGCATCTGCACTAAGTTCGTATACATCTGTTACACCAAGAACAAAACCTCTAACAGTCTTTGTTCTACTTGCACTTGCTTCGTTGAAGAAATTAGAAGTAGCTGTAAACTTAGAATTATAATTTTCTGCAATAGTAGGAACTTCATAAATTAAAATTGCTGGTGCATTAGGATCAATCTTCTTAACTTCTACATACCAGTTTCCATCAGCAGCCTGCTCAAGAATTTCCCCCTCAAAAGTAGTAGGTGCATCAGCGACCTCATACTGATCAAAAGATACATATTTACCTTTTCCGCATACAGTACCATTGTCTGTGTCTGTCTTAATTACCATGTTTAATGTTCTACCTACACGCTCAGAAAGGACTTTAGTAGGGAAGCAAACATGATGCTGTTCAATTGAATAACGTAAAGCCATTATTTTTTCCTCCTTAAAATTTGATAAAAATAAAAAAGACCGCTTTATAAAAGCGACCTAACAAAAAAATGATTATTTAATTTTTCTGTTTATTTGTTTTGGAATAATTTTCCATATCTACTTGATTTAACAACTTTAGATGGATTAGCGAATTGCTTCTTAGAAGTTGATTTCTTTTCCTCTGTTGATGAAGAGAAAGTTGAATGTTCTGCAATAAAATCAGAATGGATTACCTTAACCTGTGTTTCAAGTTCAGCAAGAGAATAGTTATCCATATTCTTATAAAGTTCAGCAAAATCTTTATTCACAAAATTTCCTTCTTTATCTTTTGTAGAAATAGATTCGTATCTCTCGTCTGCAAGAATTTTTTCACGCTTTTCATGAAGCTCATTCTTCTCTACAGTTTCCTTAAATGCTTTTAATTCAGCATAATTTGAACGCATATCATCAAGTTCTTTCTGCTCATCAGCAGTAACAAACTCAACATATACTTCAACTCTGTCACCAGTAAGAGAATAGTTGTCTTCCTGAGAATTATAAGTCTGCTTATAATATCTTCCTGACCACCAATCACACATGATTACATAATCATCATAAACAGTGACACCATAATATGTATTATCTGCCTCTGCATATGTAGCGTTTACTAAATCCTGAATAGCATAGATTTTATCCTGTAAAGATACAGCAAACTTTTTAATTTCTCCATCTTTCACAAATGAATATTCGACAGTATTATTAGATACAGAATTATCTACTTTCTTCTTGACTTCATCATCATCTGATGGAGTAGTAGTTGATTCATCTGTAGTTGAATCCTCCTTGCTATCATCTTTAGTAGATTCAGTTGATTCATCATTAGTTGGTTCTACACCCTCGTCTGTAGAAGGAGTATCTTCCGTTGAAGTATTATCTGTAGTGCCATCAGTAGTATCAGTATCATCAAATGCTTTTGCAAATGCTTCAACTAATTCTTCATCTGACATATTTTCATAATCGAACGTAATATCATCAACTGTCTTTCCATACTTCTGACATAACTCTTCAAATTTATTCATATTAACGTTGTTTCCTCCTTCCTTAGAATTATTTTTATTGTCAAAACAAGCAGTCTCTAATTTTTCAAGTCGTGCTTGTAATTCAACCATTTTTTCGTTAAATTTAATTAGACTGTTATTTTCTTCACTGAAATCTTCGAGCGTAATTTTGCTTCCAAGCATCCCCTCACCAATAGGTGTTCCATCTTTCTCAGCTCCCAAGCAAGTGCATCCTGCAAATTCAAAATCATCTAATTGTAGATATTTTTCTTTTGCATTGTATGAACACTCGTATACAATCAGCTCACAGCTCACCTTTGTTCCATTTTTTTCACGAATGATGTCTGCACAACGAGTATATAATTCTGGAATTGCTACACGAGCAACGACATATGTTTTATCCATATCTTTGTCATATTCGAGATAAGGTTCATCTGATGTAAAAGTACCAACCTGTTTTTCATCATATATAGTTATTTCATTACCGTTTTCGTCTGTTTCTATATGGTAATCGTGAGAATGGAAATCCCAAGAACCGTCATCCAATTGATGAATGTTTGCAAGCAGTGGAGAATATTTTAGACTTGGCATTGCAGCCTTCATAGAATCTTCAGATATGTAACTACCATTACGATTAAGTAATGTATGGCAAACACGCACTTTAGCATATAATTTATTATCTTCTGCTTTTTCTATATCAGTAGAAGAAAAATCTTGAATTGCTTGTACATAAAGTGGTTTACCAGATTCCTTTGAAGAAAAATTGTACATTTTCTTATGCTTACAGAAACTAATTAAATCTTCGATTGTAAAATATTTCTTTTGCATTATTTCCTCCTTTCTGAATTATTAATAAGCACTCAGATAGGAGAGTGCTAAATACTCAGCATATTGCTATACTGAATTTTTCTTTTATCTATATCATCATTTGAAAACTGAATTTTCCCAGAATTCAAAAAGGTATAAATACCATTAGTAACATCAATCTTCTGAAAACCAAGAGAAGATAATTTCTCAGCAGTAGAAGTATCTGTAGTTTTTATAAAATTCTGTTTCATCCTTTTATCTCCTAATTATCATTCTTATTTTGGTCACGAGTTTCACTTCCTTCATCTGAAATCTGTGTATCAGAAACCTCTGGTTTTGTTCCATCAGAGCTATTTGAAACTGTATTAGCAGAAGTAAGAACCTTAAATCTGTTTGGTAAATCAAGAATGTCATTACCTAAGAATGCAAGTGATAATGTATCTAATTCGCTAATACCATTAAGTGCGTTGATCGCAAGAATTTTTGTTGCATCATATTGTAAATCTTTCTGTAATGATTCCTTAAAAGCGTCTTTGGTATATGCTGATACTTCAAAGAATTTCACTTTAGCAGGATTAGAAACTTGATAACCAAGCATACGATTTGTCCAACCTTGAATCTGACCAAGTAACGCTGAAATTGCAAATTCTGTATCAGCACGAGTTGCTGAACGGAATGCCTCGGCTCCACTAATAGTAGAAGAGTTCAAAATCTGTGCTCCACCAGAAGTATTTAAAACTTCCTTTGTAGCCTTTTGAACTTTTGTTGTATCAGTAGATTGATCGTCAGAGAATGAAATAGTGTCAAGTGGGATAGGGGTAATTGCAGCACCTACATAATCAGGTAAACTTTCAACCATCTTGTTATAATAATCCACAGCCAAGTCAATATTAACCGACCATGCATCGGGATCTGTTGCACCTGATAATGTTGGAATAGTAGCAGTAATCAATTTATAAATTTGTTGTTCATCTGCCACAGCTTGTACATCAGCCAAATTAAGCAACCCAATTAAATCAATGAATAGTCCACTGTAAATTGGTACAATTGTTTCCCAAGACTCCATTCTTGACTTTGTACATAAAGCATATTCATCTGGCATAGGTTGCCATTTATTTTTACTATCACCACCATAAGCTTTATACATAGAACTCAATGGTTCTCCAAGAAAATCAAGGATATCTTCAAATTTTTTATAATTGCTCATATCCACACTGAATGAAAAATCACCAGTAAAGTATTTTCCTGAAATCCTACAATATTCAGGCGGTATTTTTAATATGAATATGCCTGTCTCATCTATCCAACAACAACCATAATAAACATCTTCGATGAAATTATTAATTAACATAGGAAGTAGACTATTCTGTAAATCCATTCTATCTAAAACCTGTAATGTTTCGTAATAATCTTTTAGAATAGTTTCCTTGTCATTATCTTCAATTGGACTATATGTAGGAACAACATATCTTGAACTCAGATCGAACATTGTAGCGTTATACATAATCAATCTGAAATAGACTTGAGAACGATAGAAAAGATAACGTGATAATCCACGTAATTCAGATTCATAGCTGTCTATGTTCTGTAAATATCTGATGACATCATCTTTACTATAAGAACTAATAGTTGTCTGTCGAACTGTTTTGGTTACATCACGAACTTGCTTAAATGCCTGTTTGCTTTCGGCAAATTTCTGTTTTTGTGTTTCAAGCTTTTCCATATACTGCTTTCGTTCAGCAGCCGTAGGTTGTCGCTTGGTAGTAGTTGTTTTAGGAGATGTTTCTGACATCTCTTTTTTTGGTTGTGCCATTTATGTAGTAAACACCTCCTTTTCTTTGAGATTTTTTATTTTCATGTGAGTTTATTTGATTTATTAGAATCGCTTTGAGAACGATGATGAATGTGATGGTTGACGGATTGGGAGTTTAGATAAAAGAGTTTTTGAATCTGTTTCAGGACGTTTCTTTTGAGTGATAGCTTTTCTACGCTCACACATAAGTGCATAAGAAGCCATACAAGCCGTATACGCACGATCATCGTGGAGTTTATTAGCCTTTTCTGGTGTCAATTCAAATGAATCTTTTCCTGAGTCTCTTTTCTTACGAACCATATTCACAAGTTCTTCTTTGAGAGCATCAATATTAGCAAGAGCTATTTCATCTTGCCAATCAAGTTTAATAGTTTTGGTATTAACTGATTCTATTTTTTCTAACTCTTCATTAAGCTTAGTTTCAAATTCTTTCTCATTAACTTTTTGCTTCCTGAGTTCGGTAGAAATTCTTTCTTTCTCTTTAGCCAGCTTCTTTTCATCAACATCGAAAACAGTGAGATAGCCTTTGTGATCATATTGTGCGGTAAAGCTGATTTTATCTTGATTCATTAATTCAATCATTGCTTCATACATTTCAGATTTATAACCAGCAGGAGACATAAGATGCACTTTGTCTACTGCATTAGGAAATTTCTTAACATAATCAGCAG